CGGGCGTTGTCGAGCGTGCCGCTGGAAATATTCGAGGCAGTGATGCTCGTGAGGCCGGCGCCGTTGGCCGAGATGCTCGTGACGCTAATGGCGGCCGGGAGGCGCGCGTTATTGATCGTGCCGCTGGAAATATTTGAAGCGTTGATGCTTGTGAGACCGGCGCCGTTGGCCGAGATGCTCGTGACGCTGATGGATGCCGGGAGGCGGGCGTTGTCGAGCGTGCCGCTGGAAATATTCGAAGCGTTGATATTCGAAACTGCCGCAGCGTCGGCCGCGATGCTCGTGACGCTGATCGCGGCCGGGAGGCGCGCGTTATTGATCGTGCCGCTGAAGACGTTGCTCGCGTTGATGCTTGTGAGACCGGCGCCGTTGGCCGAGATGCTCGTGACGCTGATGGCTGCCGGGAGGCGGGCGTTGTCGAGCGTGCCGCTGGAAACATTTGAAGCGTTGATATTCGAAACTGCAGCAGCGTCGGCCGAGATGCTCGTGACGCTGATCGCGGCCGGGAGGCGGGCGTTGTCGAGCGTGCCGCTGGAAACATTTGAAGCGTTGATGCTCGTCAGACCGGCGCCGTTGGCCGCAATGCTCGACACGCTGATGGCGGCCGGGAGGCGCGCGTTGTTGATCGTGCCGCTTGCGATGTTCGAAGCGTTGATATTCGAAACTGCCGCAGCGTCGGCCGCGATGCTCGTGACGCTGATCGCGGCTGGGAGGCGCGCGTTGTTGATCGTGCCGCTTGCGATGTTCGAAGCGTTGATATTCGAAACTGCCGCAGCGTCGGCCGCGATGCTCGCGACGCTGATGGCGGCCGGGAGGCGGGCGTTGTCGAGCGTGCCGCTGGAGATGTTCGAGGCGTTGATGCTTGTGAGACCGGCGCCGTTGGCCGCAATGCTCGTCACGCTGATGGCGGCCGGGAGGCGCGCGTTGTTGATCGTGCCGCTTGCGATGTTCGAAGCGTTGATGCTCGTGAGACCGGCGCCGTTGGCCGCAATGCTCGTCACGCTGATGGCGGCCGGGAGGCGCGCGTTATTGATCGTGCCGCTAGCAATATTCGAGGCGTTGATATTCGAAACTGCCGCAGCGTCGGCCGCGATGCTCGCGACGCTGATGGCGGCCGGGAGGCGCGCGTTGTCGACCGTGCCGCTAGATACATTCGAGGCGTTGATGCTCGTGAGGCTGGCGCCGTTGGCCGCGATACTCGACACGCTGATCGAGGCGGGGAGGCGCGCGTTATCGAGTACCCCGCTTGCGATGTTCGAGGCGTTGAGGCCCGAAAGCCCCGCTCCATTGGCCGTGATGCCGTTCCCGGTATAATACACCGCCGCGACGTTTGACGTGAAGAGCGCGTTTCCGCCGACGAGGTTTGCAAGCGTGAGCGTCCCCTGAAATAACGGCGACACGTTCATAACGACGTTCCCCGTCCCGGTTCGCCCGCTGGCTGAAACGCCCGTCCCTCCGTAAGCCAGGCCGACGAGTCCAGATGTCAGATTTGACGCGTTCATGTTGGAAAGGCCAGCGCCGTCAGCCGCGATACTCGTAACGCTGATGGCGGCCGGAAGGCGCGCGTTATTGAGCGTGCCGCTTGCGATATTCGAGGCGTTCATATTCGAAACTGCTGCAGCGTCGGCCGCGATACTTGTGATGCTGATGGCGGCCGGGAGACGGGCGTTATTGAGCGTGCCGCTGACGATATTTCCAGCGTTCAGGCTCGACAGTCCGGCGCCGATGGCCGTGATTCCACCGTTTGACACGACCAAAGCACCGCTAATGCTCGTCGCGCCGCTAATGCTCGTCGTATTCGAGAATGCGTTGGAGTTGAATGTAATGTACGGCTGAGCAGTCCCCAGCGCACGGCCGACGAGCAGCTCGCCTTGCACTGCAGCATACGTGCCTTCGACCGACAGCACGTTTCCGACCGCAAAGTTGCCCCGGATATCGACCTGGTCGTCGTACGCGTGCAACAACGCGCCGGATGGTCTGGAGACCGTGAACGTATTCGATATAGTCGCGGTATCGGTCTGCAATGTTTCGATATTGGCCTCAGTGGTCGTTATTTTACCTTGCATGCTCAAATCCACGTCTGCCGCAAGCCCGTCTGCGTCGTTTCGGAGAATCTGCAGAGTGGTCGGGCCGGAATTAAAGGTGTGGGTGCTCGTCATGGCCGCATTGCCGATCGTGACGTTGGAAGCAATGATCTGCAACCTGTCGGCGTAATTCGACATTTGTAATTTACTTCCTGACGTTGACCCAGATTTTTTTTCTTAATTAATATGATGTTTCGGAGCTTGCCTTCCGAGTTTGATCCTGCGCGGCCGGGTCCTGCGGCGCTGATCGTCGTCGGGACCGAGTGGTGCGGTTTTTGCACGCAATTCAAGCCGGAACTCAAGGCGATGGAGCCGAAGCTGCGCACGACGCGCGTGTACTGGGTCGACGGCGACTCCGACCCTCGCGTCAAGGCGTGGAAGGTCAGCGGATTCCCTTCGGTGCTGTACCACGCCTCGGAAGGCGGTCTGTACAGCTACAAAGGCACGCGGTCGCTCGGCGGCATCCAGCGCTTTATCGCCTCGATCGAAAGGCACAAATAATAATATCTTTTGCGATTACGTTATATATACGTCATCGCAAAAAGCATGTTTTAGGTTGTTAGCGTTTGCTCGACACTTTACGTACACCGCCAGACCGGGCCCGTTTCCGCCCGCTTCCGCTGCGCTTGCTGCCGCTGCGCCCGCTGCCGCTGCGCCCGCTGCCGCTGCCGCTGCCGCTGCCGCTGCCGCTGCCGCTGCGCCCGCTGCCGCTGCCGCTGCCTGAGCTACCACCGCTGCCGCTGCGCACGCTCGCTGCACCCGCAGTGCTCCATCCAGATGACCCCGGCGGTGCATTCGCATACTTTTGAAAGTTGATTCTAGGGTTGGGTGTCGGGGGCTGAGAAGAACCGCTGTGACCGCTGTGCTTAGAATTAGAGGTGCCAGAAGTTCCGCTGCGCCCGCTGCCGCTCGCGTGCGGTGTCCCGTAGGCCAGGGCGGCGGCGCGGGCGAGGGCCGAGGCGCTTACGTAAGGTGTCGAGTGCGGCGCAATGTGACTGCCGCTCGCGTGGCCGCTGCCGCTCGCGTGTGGTGTCGAGTGCGGCGCGATGTGACTGCCGCTCGCGTGGCCGCTGCCGCTCGCGTGGCCGCTGCCGCTCGCGTGGCCGCTCGTAAAGAACGTGCCCACCGGCGAATGTTGGCTGGCGAGCGCGTGGCGCGTGGATGCGTTCTCGTGGCCCTTCTTGTACGCCTCAGCGTAGACGTTCTTCTTCGATTTGTGGATTTTCGGGTTGGCCTGACGAGCAGCGCCGGCGCCGCCCTTGTTATTGTGCTTGTACGAGTACCCGGTCGTGTACCCCTGGCGTCCTTGTTTGTATACGAAATTGTGTTTGGTGTTGGTAAAGCGCATGCTCCTGCTCGGGCTGTACCGGAATCGCGGAAGGCGCTCCCCGGCCTTTCGCTGCTCCTGGTGATGAATCTCTTGCAGAGCCATATCGGCCGTGTAAAATCCTTCGCCCATAACCTCGTCGATTTCGCGCCGGCTGAGACGGTACACCTTTGTGAGCACGTGCATTCTCGGGTCTTGTGATTTCCCCCGCAGCACTTTATGGAACTTGGTGACTGCGTGAATTGGCTTCCCCGTCGCGCGCCACGATTTGATATCATCACACGCCTTTTCGACCGAGTAGCCGGGGTACATGTTCATGTACTTTGCCTTTTTAGGGATGCCGTGCACTTTCGTGAGGGCATACAGCCTCGGATCGACTCCGAGCGGCGCACCGCATTTCCCGGTTGACGGTGCTTGACCCATTGTCTATGGCGAGAAAAAAACGCGCTAGAGATGTGTCCTTCCAACAGGTTTCCAGCCTGGCTTGGCCTTCTCGGCGTTTACCTTTTGCTGCCGTGTCTGGACGCCAGGAGGAGCTTTTGTATTCTTGGCCTTTGCAGCAGCCTTTTTGGCCGCCTGTGCAGCCCTGTTGGCAGCGTTTGCCGCGGCCTTGGCCGCCGCAGCCTTGGCCGCCTCTGCGTCCCTCTGTGAATTCGCCCGTGTCCGCCGGCGTTCTTGCTTGTTATCGTTATCGATCGTCTCGTTCCGCTTGCGCTTTTTGGCCAATTCACGCTTGCGCGCGGCTTCGCGAGCAAGTCTCTCTTCCGCGAGTCTCTCGGCTTCCTGGCGTGCCCGGTTCTCGGCTTCCTGGCGTGCCCGGTTCTCGGCTTCCTGGCGTGCCCGGTTCTCGGCTTCCTGGCGTGCCCGGTTGGCTGCAGCAGCCCGATTATTGGCCGCACGACGAATTTCCTCCCGACGAATTTCTTCCTGACGTGCCCGGTTGGCTGCAGCCCGGTTGGCCGCACGACGAATTTCTTCCTGACGTGCCCTGTTTGCCGCTTCCGTTTCCGCTGCTCGGCGTGCGCGGTTTGCTGCTTCGGTAGCCAGGCGATTCAGCTCGGCTTCGCGAGCCAGGCGGCGCAGATACTCCTGTTCGCGTTCCGCCTCTCGATTGGCGGCGGCTTTTTCGTTTGCGGCTCTGGCAGCGTTCGCAGCTGCTTTCGCCTGTCGAGCGCGTTCTTCCGCTTTTGCCGCTTCTCGGGCATTGGCTGCATTGGCTGCAGCTTTCGCGGCGTTGGATGCTGCTTTCGCCGCATCGTTGGCTGCAGCTTGAGCAGCTTGTGCTGCAGCAAGTTCGGCCCGTTCGGCTTCCTCTTGGTTTGCCGCTTTTTTGACATTGCGTTTTTCCTTCCGGGCAGTTCTGTCGGTCTTCGTGCCGGGCTTCTTCATGTCTTCTCTGCGTGGCTGTTTGAGGGCCATGCGCTTGGCATTGGCTGCGGCAGCCCGTTCTGCGGCGTGGGTGGATGCGCGCGCTGCTGCGTTGGCGGCGGCCTCCGCTTCTTTGGCGGCGGCTGCGGCCGCGAGGGCATTGGCCGCGGCTTGCGCTGCTGTCTCGCTGTCTTCGCGGTCTTTGCGCTTCTTCTTCTGGTCCTGCAACCTTTTCTTTTCTGCCTCGAGCTTTCTGGCTTCGCGGGCGTTCTTTCGCGTTTGCCGCGTGTCAAGTTCCTTGATATCGTCCCGCTTACGTTTCTCCGTCTTGTCCGTCCGTTTTGCCAAATTGCCATCGGTATCGAATACCTTGTTCGGAACGCGATTGGGGACGCGATTTGGATCGGCCGTGACGCCCCTCGCACGCAGCTCAGCAATGACCGCATTGCGCTGGGAAATAACCGCATTGCGCTTGGAAATCTCGTTCAGCGCGCGTTCAGCTGCCGCGCGGTGGCCGTTGGTGTTTTTGGCCGCGGCGTTCTGGGCCTGCTTGAGCGCCGCTTTGTAGTTTATAGTTTTTCTGGCCATTTCAATATGCGCCGCTTTGTAGTTTATAGTTTTTCTGGCCATTTCAATATGGCTCTCGATATTCGCTGCAAGATTTGGATCGGCCGTGACGCCCCTCGCACGCAGCTCAGCAATGACCGCATTGCGCTGGGCAATCTCGTTGAGCGCGCGTTCAGCTGCTGCGCGGTGACCGTTGGAGTTTTGGGCCGCTGCTGCCGCGGCGTTCCGGGCCTGCTTGAGCGCCTCTTCGTATCGCGCTGCGACAGCGTTCTCCGCCCGTTTCACTTCCTCAGCACGCTCAGCACGAGCCCGAGCTTGAGCTTGATTGCTACCTTGTCTACCCTGGGCTGCAGACGCCTGGCCAACGGTCTGCCCCGTGCGGTTGTAATTTGCACGCGTGCTGCTCTTGGACAACACTTCGTATGCCTCGCTGATTTCTCTCATGTAACGCTCAACAGCCGCCTGGCGTTGTGCGCTGCCCCGCCCGTGCTTGTCGGGGTGCCACTTTAACCCTTTTTGCCTATACGCACTCTTAATGGCCGCGGCGTTGGCGTTCCTAGCAACGCCGAGAACCTCGTAGTAGTAGTCCGGTCCGGGTTCCGGCGCCGGCACGTTTCCTGCGTTATTCTGGCCGCGTGCTGCGTTTGCCGCGCGTGCTGCGTTTGCGCGTGCTGCGTTTGCGCGTGCTGCGTTTGCGCGTGCTGCGTTTGCGCGTGCTGCGTTTGCGCGTGCTGCGTTTGCGCGTGCTGCGTTTGCGCGTGCTGCGTTCCGCTCCCGAAGAGCGGCAGCAGCGGCCGCCTGCAGCTCTGCAATCCTGGGATCGTTTTGCGCCCGAGCAGCTTCCCGCAGCGCCGCGCGCGCCTCGTTCCGTTCGGCCTGCATCGCATCACGTACCCTTTCGGCATTTTCCATGCCGGATAAGCTTTTATCGAGCGCCTCGCGGATTTCGTCCAATTCTCGCTTAAGATTCGAGTTTGAGCCGTTGCGCGAAAGCCTTTTGAGTTCGTTCTGCGCAAGCCCGTACTTGGCCTCGATATTACCCATGGCTTTTTTCGTCGCCTGCATGTTCTTGAGGGCCGCCTGACGCGCGAGATGTGCGTTTTGCATCTGCGATTCCGCAAACTTGAGCTGGTTTACGAGCCTGTTGACGTTGTTTGCCGGTGCCGGCGCCGGAACGTCCCCCAGCCCGAGTTTGAACCACGTCATGCCGCCGACTTTGATGCACCGTTGCGTCGCGGGGTTGACGACCGTTCCTGCTGCGCACGCTTTTTCGTTTGCAAAGAGCGTGTGGAGCGGAAAGCCGCCGTTGTAATACTCGGGCTGGCCTTGAAACCGCAAGACTTTGCTGTTTGGGTTGACGCACCGCCCCGTCTGTGGGTTTTTCACCTTGGGAGGCGGGCACGTGCCGCTCATTAACACATGCGAGAAAATTTTCGTTCGCGTCAGAATCTAATCAAAAGTTTCTGGCGTGAATGAAACGGGAATGGTAATGAAATCGCTCGACCTCTTCACTGGCGTCGGGATGATCGCGCATGCGTTACGAGGCCTCGGCATCGAGCCGGCCGCGTACTGCGAGCAAGACGCGATGGCCATTGCGGTCCTCAGGCAGCGCATGCGGACCGGCGACCTTCCTGCAGCGCCGATTCACACGGACGTGGCCAAGTTTCCGGGCAAAGACTTTCGCGGGAAGATCCAGCTCATCGCAGGTGGATTTCCGTGTTTTCCTGCCGGCACGCCTGTCCTAACACACCGCGGGTACATGCCCATTGAAACCGTCACTTTCGAGGAAAAGCTCCTCACGCACACGGGGTCTTGGAAACGCATCGAGAATCTGCAGAGCAAGCTGTTTTCCGGCCGCATGGCCTCCGTGTCCGTCAACCGCCACCCCGACCCGATTCCGTGCACCGACAACCACCCCTTTTACGCGCGGACGCTGGACGACCCAGAGCCCGTCTGGGTAGCGGCGCGCGATTTGACGACCGAGCATTATGTCGGCATACCCGTCGAAAACAACAATGAGACGACGCCCGATCTGATCGATACGAGTTACGTATGGTACGCTATCACGGGCGTCGCGTTTTCTGAACTCGAAGATGTCTGGGTGTACAACTTCCAAGTCGAAGACGACCATTCGTACGTCGTGCAAAACGTCGTCGTGAAAAATTGCACCGGCTTCAGCTCGGTCGGCGGGCGCGAAGGCTTCGACAACCCCGGCAGCGGGCTGTACAAACACATCATCCGTCTCGTGACTGAAATCCAGCCGAATATCGTCTATCTCGAGAATGTCGCGGCGATCCGTCTCGACGGTTTGCGGCACGTTGCCGAGACGCTCCGGAGCCGGGGGTACGACGTCAGCTGGATCTCGCTTCGCGGCTTCCACGTCGGCGCGCCGCAGCACCGGCCCCGCTGGTTCTGTCTCGCGACGAAAAACGGGTTTTCTGGGACGCTGCAATTGAAAGAGCCGTTCAAAAAGTACAATTGGACCAAGGAGCCGTGTGCCCGCATGGTCCTGGACAAGACGATGACGAACGAGCGCCACGCGCTGCTGGGCAACAGCGTCATCCCGGACCTCGTGCGCTGGGCGTTTTTATATCTTTGGACCGGCAGCTGCTGGCCCGCCGCCAAGGTTTTAAGCAGCAAGGAGTGGACCTTCAAAAACCCGGATATTTCCAAAACCATTCCGGCGAAAGACCCGAAAGAGCCTCCGGCCATCGGCATGGCGACGGCAAAGAACCAGGTCGCAGGCATTGCCGCGCCCAAGGACCTGCTGGATCTCCCGAAATCGAGGCAAATTGTCCTGGACCCCAAGAAGTTCACGTTTACAGGGCCCCGCAACCCGAACAACACGCTCGAGCCGCACGCCGCGCCTGTGACTGTGACCACATGGGCGACGCCTCGGCACGGCAATACACAGCCGTCGCGCGTCTTGACGCTGCGGTGCCAGCGCGACCTCCCGACGCAAATCCGCTTTGCCGCGTGCACGCCGGAACACCTCCGAAGCGGCAACCCCAACCCCGAGTTTGTTGAATGGCTGATGGGCGTCCCGCTGGGGTGGACCGACCCTTTTGGCACCGTCAAGAAGAAGCAGCCGTGATTCACCCAAAAACCTCGCTTTTCGCAAGCACCGTCCACGCGTTCCCGGCGCGGAACATCCCAAACGAGACGAGATTCGTTTTTGACGCGTTGCCTGTCGGGACCACATTATCAAGCCACGAAAGAGTGGCGGCCACGCCGTTGATCTGGAACGCGTTTGCCATGTACGGCGTCGGTCCCTGCGCGAGGACGAGCGTCAGCGGGAGGCTTCGGTCGTCGATTGTCGGGACGTTTACCACTGAACACGTGAAGTTTGAGACGAGACTTGAATGGTAAAAGACGCTCGAGATGGAGTAATCATGCTCTACGATACCTGTAGCACTCGTTTTGGGCTGCGTCACATGCGCGACGCTGCCCAGAGTCGACGCGCCATTGCCGAACGAGACGGCCCCGACCGCGAGCGTCGACGAAAACACGCGGAACGTATCGAGGTTTGCTCGAATGAGCCGATTCGGCCCGAGCGAGGCGATGAGCACATCCTGGCGATCTTCCTCGTCTGTCACCGTATGGTTCGAGCCGAGGTAGACGACATTGGCGAATATGGGGGTATCGCGGATTCGCAGCGCTATAATGCGGAGATTCGAGAGGCTCATGAACGCGTTGGAATAGAACTCGACCGTCGACCCTGCCGCGTAGAGCGTTTCGCCTATGCCCCGAAGCTCGATGCGCGTGGCGTGCACGGCGGATCTCGTGAACGCATCTCCAGAAATCGACCCGCCTTCCAGGAGAACATTGATTTTCAACGTCCTCGCCACGAAATTGTGCGCAAACCCGAGCGTGAGACGCGGCGCGGGAGTCGCGACAACGTCAGCTATTTGGAGCGGCATCGTCTCGCCAATGACGGTGCCGGGTAAGACGACTGCTTCGTGGCTGATTTCGGCTTGTTGTTGTAAGACGCCCGACCCGAACGACAAGCGCGTCGCGTACAAATCAAACACGTTGCCGTCTTTGACGCAGGTGATCATGTACTCGCCGAGCCAGTCGATTCCGAACGTCATAGCATCGCCTGACAAATCCCATCGTCCGGACACCGAGAGCGTCCTGTTGTAATCGCCGACAGTGTACACTGCGCGCGATATGCCCGCGTCGGTGAACTCGATCTGTCCCAGTCCGATATTGGCGTCCATGCGCAACTGCGATCCGAAACCCACGTGGAAGTGTCCATCTTCGAGAACCGGGCCGGAGATGTCGACGTTGATAGCAGGGTCGGATTTCGAGGCGAATGTCGCAATGTTGACCGTACTGGCCGTCTTGATCGTCATGTTCGGCTGCGCTGATCCAGGCACGTCATTGCTAAATGCATCGATCGTGGTGTACTGGACTGGGGGCTCGAGGCGCGCGACGTAGTGAACCATATTGGGCCCGGTCATCGTCTCGATTGGGTCGTCGGGGTCAAAGGCCAAGTCGAACGCCGCCCAGTGGTCTCGCCCCAGCCCGGATACTACGACGGGCGCGTACCAGGGCGGATCAAACGGCGGACAATCTTTGATCGTGAAGGTCCCATTGAGTCGCGCGTCCGCGGCGCCGTCAAAAAAGACCGTCGATCCGACCGAGAGGTTGTGCCCCCGCGGCACGTGGACGTAGACGCGTCGCGGGTTTTCGGGGATATCGAGCGTGCTGAATTTCGAGATAAATTCTTCGTCGGTATCCATCAAGAACCGCAGACCGTCGGTCACGCGGGTGAACATGACCCGAGATGGGTACATGAAGCACGAGGTGCCGATGGCATACGAGCCGTTTGTCAGACCAAGCGACGAGACATCAATCGTGAAATTCGACGTGCCAATTACGGCTTTGACCGGCCACGTCCCGTTGAGGAACGGCGTGGTCGAGTTGTCAATGAAGACTTCGCCGCTCGGCACGATCAGCCGGTGATTGAGCCACTTCGAGTAATCTGTGGAATTGTACGGCTCGCCGCCCTCTGGAAAATCGGCGCGCCATGCGGCAAACAACTCCCCTTCCGTTTCGAAGGAATTGACGAGCGTCGATTGCGTCAAGAATGTCGCAATGCCTTGTTGGACGACGACCTTGTCGATGATCTGGATTCGCGACCCCGGGAGGCAGCGGGACCCGACGGCTATGAGAACGGGCGGTGTGTTGTCGATGTCGCCGGTGACGGTGAATGTGGCATAGTTCACCTCGGGTGTGTTGGGCGCAGCCGTGTGTCGGACCATGAGGTTGACCGCTGGGTCGGCGGCTCCGTAAACTTTGTTCGTCTGTTCGACAACGATGTCGAGGTACCCGTACTCGTCGGGTTTCGGCATCGTGAACGCGATGGCCGTGCGCCCGTCGATCTGGAGACGTACAAAGACTTCATTTGCGCTGGTGTATACGAGCCTGGGGCAGACGTACAATGCAGCGTCCCCAAGATCGATTGTCGTCTCGCTATCGGCAGATGTCGCAAATGTCAATGTCGAGGCCGTGACGCCCGTGACGGTCCACACGCCCGTGACGCCCGGCGTGGCGGCTGGGTTGGCGATGGATCCGAGCGCGATGATCGCGCCGGCCTGGAGCCCGTGTGGTTGTTCGGTAGTCATCGTCACGATCGTCCCGCCATTTGCCAGCGATAGTCCGTTCCCAATTGCCGAGACTGTGGCGACAAGCTCGCCGTTGATCGGGACGAGCTCGCCGTCGAACGTGTGCGTGACGGCGCGCATCCCGACGCTGGGGCCCGGCTCGACGTAGAGATCGTACCGGCTCGGGTCTTGGTATGCGTCAAAGTCTTGGTATGTGTCAAAGTCAAAGTCGATGGTGTTATGGGTCCACCGCAGCCTGTAAAACCCGCTGGGTGGGTTGGGCAGCGACGACGAAGCCGTGCCGACGCGCACTGTCAACGGCGCGGCCTTGGGACTCACGTTCTTCGCCCACGTCTCCGTCGAACTCACAAACCCGAAAGCGAGGTACCGCTCGAACGGCGCCAAATTATCGAGCGTCGGCGCGGTATCGATGCGGAACGCGAGCTGTTTGCGGTGCCCGGCCCCTGTGCCAGGCGTCGAATTTGGCGACACGAGGGTGTTTTTCATAAAATCCGTGATATCTTCTTCCCCTACAAGCCCCGAATCAAGTGCGATGTCGACGAAAGTTGACATATATATACATAATATAAACATTATAACGACGGGGAAAAAACGTGTCATTTTTTGTCAAAGGCGTACTGTCATTGACAAAAACTGATTCCTTACAAGACCCCTGAGACCCCTGAGACCGGGAGGTGGGGCAGCCAGACTACTGAGAAAACTGCCAGGGCGTCGTGGGTACAAAGTCCTTGTTTAAAAGACTGCTTACCGGCGCAGCGTTCTGAAGGAGAAACTCTTCTGCCTTGGCGCGCACTTGATTCCACGCAACATCAGCGATTTCTTGCTCGGATTTGCCTTCGACCTCGCCGGCATTCACGGCAGTTTCGAGCATCGTGCCCGTCTTAGTCTTGTCGTTGAAGATCGAAAAATGGATGAGGTACGACGGCTCCGTGACGTGCACGCATTTGACGATGCGAATTTGCGTCATGGAGTATCGTCAGAATAAATTTCAAAGATTCAAACGCGTACTACTTATCGCAGCTTCAATTCGTCTGTCTGCCTTGCGTGAACCCGCCCGACATGTACCCGGCGTGGTACCCTCCGTTAGGATCGTATTCATAGACGTCCGCATTGGAGTAGAATGTCCCAGAGATGTTGTGCTGGGCGACATTGGTGGTCTGTTGGTACGATGCGGTGTATGCCTCTTGGTATGAACTTTGGTATGATTCGGTATATGCTTCTTGGTACGATTCAGTGTATGCCTCTTGGTACGAACCCGTGACTTGCGATTCAGTATACCAATACCCAATGTGGTACCCTCCGGACGCGTAATTCTCTCCGGGGTACGGTGGGATGGAATACGGCCCTTGGTCCAGGTACCCGTACCCGTCAATATAGTAATTATAGTACCTCGTGTATGTCTGGTACGTATTTACTGTGCGATAGGCCGTATAATATACCGTGCGGTATGCCGTGTAATACACCAGATAATATACCGTGCGGTATGCCGTGTAATATATAGTCACAGAATACGAGTACGCTGAAATGGTCCCGATCGTGTAGTAGTCAGGTTCGAACGTTGCCTCGTCCACGTCTATGTCGAGAGTGTACACCTCGAACTGAAATTCTTGATCGCGTACGCGGTACTGGAAAAAGTTTGCGTAAAATCCAGCTGTAGGCACAGTCCCAGAGACACGACACGTCGTGGAATTGAGCGTCGTGAGCGTCCCGTATTGCGTCGTCGTGAGCGGCGTAAACGTCAGAGGGTACGAATCGCTCGACCAAATCATGTCGATGGTATACGGCCTTCCTTTTACGATGGGCGTGTTCATAGTGCCCCCGTTAATTTTCCACGTATTCAGGTTGTATGTCGGAAGAGAGCTCGTGATGTCCACGTTAAACGTGATATCCGATACCAATCCTTGTTGATCAGTCGCGCGAATAACGATCGACATTGTTTGTGTTGTGTCGTCTGACAGTGTCGTTCCCAGCCATTGCGGAGATCCAGTCACGAGCCCGCTCGAAGATACCGTGACCCACGGCGGCGACGTCCCGACCTTGGAGTAGACCAACGTCGATCCAACGTCCGAGCTGGCGGCGACTTGCTGGCTGTACGGCGTCCCCACTGCGCCCGTTGCAAGGGTCTGGTCCGACCAGGATGGGGGGGTGTAGGTCACGGTCGGCACGGACAACGCGTCTTCGTACGTGAGCCCGACGACGTTGATTGGAATGTTGAACTTGACGTTTTCTCCGACGATGACCGAGTTTTCCAGGTCGACACGCCAGTTGTTTGTCCGGTTCATCGATCGCGATCCGACGACGGTATTGAACGATCCTGACGCATTTGAGGCCGTGTACCCTCCCAAGATCGTATTATTGTTTCCGCTCAACCGACGAGCCGTCTCGGTCCCCAAGCACGTATTCGTGTCTCCATTCGCGAAAAACTCCATCGCCCGCGTCCCGATCGCAATGCAATTGCTCGCGACGCTGATCGCGTTGCCCGCCAAAAAACCGCACAATACGTTTTTCGTGCCGGCAGTCAGAAACTGGCCCGAGCCGACGCCGAGGCATACGTTCTCGAAACCCGACACGGCAGCAAAGCCGCTGTTCGTGCCGACATAACAATTATTCGCGCCAATCTGGTTCCTGTACCCGGCCCTGTGGCCTATGCATACGTTATCGTGGCCGTTAAACTGCTGGAATGCGGCGAACGATCCGACGACCGTATTTCGACTGCCGGACGTCAATTCCGCGCCGGCCTGGTACCCCAGAATCGTGTTGTTGTTCGCGCGCTTCATCTTTTGACCTGAATACGGCCCGATACATATTGACGAATCGACTCGCTCGGCACGTTCGCCGGCCTTGTACCCAATAAACACGGATTCCTTGGCGAGCTTTGCCACGCGCCCGCTGCGAACGCCGAGAAATACCGACGCCTCGGCCGTCGCGTTCGCGCCGCTATACGCCCCGACGAACGCGTTGTTGCCGCCGAGCGATGCACTGGCGCCGGCGCCGAGACCTATATACGTGTTGTTCTTGCCGCCTGTCAACGACAACCCATCGATACTCGAGTCGAGCTTCCCGGACAAGACGAGCTTCCGCTCGGTCATCTATCGAGCGCACAGATAATTCTTGGGATCGTGAAACGACGTGCAAACGCCGATTACGTCTGGATATTTAGTCCATATAATATGTGCGCATGAAGGTAATGGCCAAGCCAGCATACTCGGATTTGTACGCACGGACGCGGGAAAGCGTCAAACGGCGCGTTTCCCGTTGGCCATCTGCGTACGCGTCCGCCCAGCTCGTGCGAGAATATAAAGCGCTCGTCCGCGCCCGCTACGGTCCCAACGCACAGCCGTACGGCGGTCCGAGAAATGTCACGCCTGGTCGGCTCACCCGCTGGTTTGGCGAGAAATGGGTCGATATTTCGACGATGAGACCATGTGGCTCGGTCAAGTCGGAGACGTACTATCCAGTGTGTCGCCCGGCGCACGTCGCTCGCCGATTGACGCCGGCTCAGATCGCACGCGCAGTTTCGAGAAAACAGCTTTCAAAGACGAAAACAACGCGTTATTTTACTGATTTCAACGTTACAAAACGAGCATCTCGACCGCATCCTGGATGAGCGTCAAGCCGTACTCGGCGATCGAATCCATCGTCCTTTCAAAGAGCAGACCGGGATCGATAAGTTCAATTTCGACCTCGTACGATTCCTCGGTATCGATATCCGTATTGGAAACGACCGTCGTGAGATCGAACGCCCACACTTTGTAGACGTACCGCGTCCGCCTCTTGTGGCGCGTAAACCCTGCCGGCGCTTCGGTCAGAGGAACGACCTTTTCCATCGCGATGCTGCACCGCGTGGTATACGGCGACTCGGTGACCGTAAAGTCCTTCTGGTAGACCTTGTGCTTTGTCATGCAATACGGGGGCGGCGGCGGGCCGCTGGAAATGCCGAGCGTCGTCACGTGCTTGAATGCGCCGCCGCCCGGGCCTCGTGCAGTGCCTATTTTCTCGACAGTCTCGACGGAAACAACCCTATCGAACTTCTTCGCCGCGTCGAGTTTGCGTTTAAGCTTTTCGAATTGTTCCTTGCCGACATTGGGGCTAAAGTGCCCTCCTGCCAGGACGTGCCCCAGCCGAAACTCGAGCTCCAGGCCGACGTGCCCGTGCTGCGTGGTCGTCTGCCACAGTCCCGCGGCAATCTCGCGCGTGACGTCCGCGCCGAGCCCGTCCATTTATCAGACGTTTACTGAGCCCTTTAAGTCTGCCCGAAAGACGAATGTCGTGAAGAGCCGACTTGCCGTCGCGCCGGCAAACTCCGGCGGCTCAAACGGTTTGGAATCCACGAATTCTAAGCCGTACTCTGCCGCGACCATTTTGAAAAAGTTCATGTTGACGAGGTACTCGAGCGACCCGGCCGTCCCGCGCGCGTCGGACGTCACGGTATCGTCCAGCGCAAAGACGTACGCCTTGCCGAAAACGTTTCTATTTAATGGATCAAACATCGGCTGAAGAGTCAAGTGGTCGTTGGACGTTTTGGACGTCTGCGATTCGTTCAAAAGGTCTGCGATTCGTTTCCCGTCTGGCACAGTCCCGAAAAAGTAGCCGCCCGGTTTGATGTTACGCATGACGGTTTCCAAAACGTTCCGGAGACTCGATTCGGCGTCGAAAAAGTAGTGGAGACTGAACATGGACGTGATTGCGTCGTATTTGTGCGGGGAAAGCCACACGCTCGTCCGGAGGTCAACTTGATGAAATTCGTACGCTCCTCCGCCGCGCACGCGACCAAAGCGACCAAAGCGCCGGCGCGCTTCGTCGAGCTCTTCCGCGCTGATATCCAGGCCCGTGACGTACGGGATGCCCGCGTCCATCCATTTCCCGATATCGCCACCCCGGCCGCACCCGAGATCTAATAATGAACCGCCAGACCCGTATTTGATAATAAGGTCGCGCTTTTGGGCGTTGTGGAACTTTTTCAGTTCAAAAAGCGGCCCTTGAGCTCGTTCGCGGCGCGTCGTCGATTTTGCATGTGCGTCATAATGCGATTGGACATACGATTTCATTGGTGCAGGTTCTACCATCTTAAAGGGCTCTTCCAAGAACCCTTTAAAATGGTAGTGCCGTCGCCTCGGGTAAGATGTGTCGTCACACGTTTCCCGCTGGCATCTACTACCTGGGCGACCCGTGCTATGCGCTGGGAAATCATATCTACGATACTGTGTGGGGCGCAGAGCACGGCTTTTCAACCGGCAAGCTCAATACGCCCGAAGGATCGTTTGTCGTCGACGATACGTCATATGGCGACGGCGTCTACTACGGCAGCGACGGGCGCGAGTACCCCGTCGACTCCGGGACGATCGCTCTTATTCCGTGGTCCATGTGCGCGCAATTCGATTCGCACGACGACGCCAACCGGCAAGGCCGCGTGTTGGACTGCGCGGCGCCGGTGATGTGGACGAGCAACGACGGCATTTTCCGCGTGACGACGGGCGTCGGCGGCAATTTCGACATCGAGATCGATACGGCCAATCCCAGCGACGAGAATTCAAACTCTGATTTGTCCTCTCAGGAATGACATGTCCCCTTTCGGCCTGCTGACGACCGATACGAATGTTGATTAGCGGAACGGCATAATACCGTACTATTGAGGGACTCTGGGTATGACGACCCAGGTATCAAACGCTCCAGGCTTGAGACCTTGGATCGTATCGTATGTTCCTGGCGCAACATCGCGCGCACGCTCTTTCCAGTCGTGATCCGTGAATACTTTGACGACCAACCCGCACTTGAGGAACCGGATGCCTTTCATTTAACGCAATTGACACGTTTGTTTCGTATTCCTTTAAGTCTTAAAACCCGGTGGCAAAATCGTCGACCATGCCTCCGAGCAAGTCTTTGCTGATGTGCGCATACGTCTCCGCAGCAGCTTTGCGGAACTCGTTCCTTGCAATGTCAGGATCGTCGTGGACGTCCCGAACACGAGCAGCCAGCGTCCCGAGCTCTTCCCGGACGGCCCAGAGTGGGACAATCACCGGATCATCGCCCAACCCGTCGAACGTCGAAACGACACGCGCAATCTTGCCGGTCGAACACACGACTCGGCCGGATTCGACGCCGGACGCCAGCTGCGAGACGAGAATATCCGATGCGTCCCGCTTTTCCCTGGAGTCCAGCGACTGGATGCGGGCCCATACCTTGTTGAGCGCCGCGTTTTCGGAGACTTCGAACGTCGAATGCTGCGAATCCCCAAACGTATGCAAGACGGCCAGCGCGTCGGATTTGGCTTCTGGCGACGCGCCCGATTCGAGAATGTACATCGTGACATCTTCCTTGGCGTCGGCGCCCGAAGACATCGTGCCAAGACTTTTCGATATGCCTTGAACGATCGAGTGATCGTGCACATTCTGCTTGTCCGACGTGATTGCGAGACGCGGCGCCGGCGCAGATGTGCGGTGATTGTCTTCGATGGGAACGTGGCGGACGACCGGCGCAGATGGGCGGTGATTGTAGTGCGATACCGTCATTATGTCATGAGCTCTGACGATACAGTCTTCGCCGTACCCTGGCGGCAGGTCGACGCCCCGGATATCTTCGTCGGCAATCGGGTCGATGCGACACTCCATAAACTTGATCTGCGCGGCGCCGGCGATCGAAGGATCGGGCGATCCACAGGCTGCGCGATACAAGCGCAATGCGAGATCCTGGTTGGGGCGGTGCGTCGGGTAGCTGCCTTTGCGGTACACGTCCCCGATCTCCAAAAGAGCCGTCCAATTCCCATTCCCGAATGCAGTGTGGAGTTCGCGCAATGCGGCAAAAACCGGCGGCTCGCGCTGAGATTGCTCGATTCGTTGACGCGCGCGCACTCGACTGACTCGACGGAATCGACGAATTGCAGCTCGCACGAGCTCCCGACGTTCTGCCCGGGCACGCGCGCGTGAATGTAAGATGGCTGCTATCGCGACCACCAGCACGACTGCCAGGACACGCCAGCGCATCCTCTTGCACGCTATTTAAATTTGCCAGACAGGACTTAAAGCAAGAGAGGTGCCCTTTCAAATACATGCAGCTTGTAGTAACAAAGGAAGATTACGTAGGCGTGTTTGGGTATTTCGGAGACGCGCTTGAGACGATCGTCAATACATCAGGAAGAACGATCACTTTTACGCTGGTGGTGAGCGACACAGACCAACGGATCCTGACGCTTCGAGACGATGAAAGCTACGACATTCATCTCGGCGACGGGTCACGGCTTGACGCGGAAACGTGTATTAGAGCAAGATTTATGCCTCACGTCCGAACGCTCGAAACGATCGTGCTCGACGTCATCTGGGCTGGCCCCTCGCGCGCCAGCGGTCTGCGCAGTCCCTATGCTCGCATCGCCCCCGGACTTTAGCGCGCTTCTTTCGCGGATGGTCCGCCTGCAGCCGCAATGCAGCCAAGTACCGTTCCGCGAATCGTCCATGCTCGCGCGGCACCTCGTTGCCGCCGGGTGCAAGCCAGAGACTGCGCTGTGGATCGCCATCAAGTTCGTGTCGACGACAGAGCACACGCCCGACGCTGGATTGTGGGCCGCGATCGTCCGGATAGACAAGAAACGCCTCATCGAGCAAGAAGTTGAGGATTTAAAGAAGCTCAATTGGCACATCGGAGCGTATGCGCGAATGTGCGATTTGATCGGATGATAGGTTTGGCCGGATCGTGGTGTGTCAAGTGGACGCAGGCGCGACCACGCAATGCGTATGCGGTATCGCACGGCGCGCTCCCCTTGTCGTCTGGAAGTATTCGCGTCGTCAAGGCCTACCAATATATCACGATGGACACATACTTGACAGGGTACTTGACCGACGTCTCGGAAATCGTATTTGACGACGGGTACCGTGCAAAGTGGACCGCACAGGCTACGTGTCAACTCGTAGACGACGCAATGCACGTCTCGTTCAATGCTGGCAGGCTGGCGTCTGTCGACGGAACGCCGTCGCCGGGCGTGGTGGGGTACACGGACCAAGGCGTAGAGATACGGACCAAGGTGCGATGGGGCGTCGTCGGCGTAACCAGACAATACCGCGTCGACCGCGACCCGTCGCATTACTTGACGATGTACCATAGAATGTAATGTGCTTATGGTACTTATGTACTTATGTAGTTATGGTGCTTATGGAGGCTTCAAAGGCACCCGAAAGGTTCTGGAGGCTTCAAAGAGGATCAGCTTCCACGTTCCAAGGGAAGCTGAAGTTTTGAAAGTTCTTTAATTTCGACTAAAGCCAAATTTTCCGAAATTTTCCGACAAAATCAATTCCCAATGGGGAACCCCAAGCCAGATAGGGCTGCTATCGTGACTGCTCTCTGCAGTCTCTACGATCAGGACTGCAGACAGGATGTCGTTCCGGTTCTCGCGATGATGAACCTGACGTTATCACGAGCGCGAAAAATCATCTCGACTGAAAACACGCAGCATGGGACGCACGCGCACGATCTCACAAACCAGGCCAAGATGATGCTTTGTTTTGCGGAAATCGACGAGATGGCGGCGGCCCGCACTATAGTCCTGACACCGCCGCAGACAGGACGAAAGCACGATCCACGATAGCACGATTCTCAGCCATCAGCTCAGCCTCGATTGATACGATTGATACGATTGATACGATTGATACGATTGATACGATTGATACGATTGATACGATTCTGCCCTCAGCGAACTTGCCATCAGCCCTCAGCGAAACAGTCCTGATACCGCCGCAATTAAGGCGATAAGGACCAATACGATACCTATACCACGTAGTCTGTTGTTCCGTGTAACGATTTCGTACATCGTCCCGCGCCCAGCAATGAGGTCGGCCGGGATGCCGACGACAGCTTCGCGCGCATCGCCGAGCGAATCGATGGGATTGAACCTCGCTGGCGGCACGGGCGTCACGGACGGTACTGGAGCCTGGACGCGGGCGAGCGCCGGCACGAGCGCTGGGCGGTCGGGACCTACCGGAGGCGGCGGCATCGGCGGCTCGATCTTAGGCAGCGGCGGCAGCGTCAACCTGACGCTCATATGAGTCGCACAGAAATAAATACGCGCGCCACAACAGGCTTAAAGTCGTGACGCGGGCGCGTGCTCATATGAGTTCTCTGACCAGCGTCGAATCGCGAGATGAAGTGCTTCTCCGGAGCCTCCGGAAGTATTACGCCGACCCGGCAGCGCTCCGGGTGCTGACAGACGTTTTAAAAAACAAAACGAAAGTCTCTCTCAGAACGCTCGATTGGCTCGTGACGAATTACTCAAAAAAAAACAACACATTCTACTCGCACAAAAACAAAACGGTCAACATCTTCCTGGAATATAAAGGATGCCTCAAGGCGTTCTCGAAACGCAGCTTCGACCCGTTTCAGCGCCGGGAGCGCATCGAGATCACCGATGCGGACGGCCTGCCGATGCAATCGACGACGGGCCAGCTCAACTTTTTCCGATTCGCTATTTCGATGGGCGTGGTATTGTATGCCATCAAGCACGCGACAGTCATCGAAGCCGATATGCTCCACGCCATCAGGCACCGCATTTCGAAAACCGAGCCCAAGACCAAGCGCAAAGAATTGTCAAAAGCAGCCATCAAGACGGCGACAACGACCGACATCAAGGTGACCGTGCGTTTTTCCTAGCTCTGAGGTATGGGTACCGTCGTGCAAACAATAGATAACGGCGACTGCCTCTTTGCGGCATTCGCAATCGCATTCAAGGGCGACGCGCTTACGAAGGAGCGACAGCAGACGCTCGCGCGCAACCTTCGCATTCAGGCCGTCATGCAAATGCTTCGGCCGGGCTTCTGGAAAGACGTCGGGGGCCCGATCATCGATCCGGCCGATATCGTTCGGCTTCGGGCCGATCGCGTGCCGGCCGACCTCATCGCCGCAACGCTGCGGTACCCGGCCAAAGGGTCGCGCGAAGCGTACCGCGCCATAATGAGGATTCCACGCACGTGGGGCGGACACCTCGAGATCAAGGCGCTGAGCCAAGTGTACAAGGTCCGGGTGATCCTCGTAGGAGAAGGGAGCGAGTTTACGGCCGCGGGGCACCGGTACCGCAAGGTTATCAAGATGTTTTATTCGGGCAACCACTACTCGGGGATCGTGTAAAAATGCGCTGAAAATTTTGTCCTTTGAAAGTATGGACGTCGATTCTCCGGAAATGGACGTCGAAGCGGGTCGCCGTCAACCGCGCCGCGCCACGCGGACTGCGCGGTTGGTCAATGGCGAAGTCCGGGAACTGATTGCGAGATCGTACCGCTCAGAAGTCGGCTCGATGATCCGGTGGCGCGATGGATGGAAGAAGTTTGGCGATGCATGCGAGGCGATCGCCAAGGGATTGACGGGCGTCAGTGCCGTGCTCGCATTCGCATCGAGCGCTATTCGCGACGAAAAAATCGCAGATATCTTATCGTTTTCGTCTGGGGGGGTGGGCACATTGGGGCTCGTCCTGCTGACGTATTCCGGGTATGCGATCGGTGAATCGAAGCAGCGCACGGCCGAGCTCAACGGGATTCTGGGATCGATTGGCGTGACGCCCGTCCCCGACATTGCCTCGCTCGAATCTACAAACGACCAATGACCCGCCAACGCGTAGCCAAGAAGGTTGGCAGAGGCGCGGCGGCTTTTTCAAGGGGCTTTTTAGCTGATCGGAATAAAAATCTCGCATTCTAGGAGAATATATGGATGGCCGCAAATGTACGGATGGCCGCAAATATACGGATGGCCGCAGGGGCGCTATTCTCAATACCACGATCTCGTTTCCTACGAGATGCGCGAGGTGCCAGAGATGGTACGCCGCGTTTAAAGTCAAGTGGATGCGCTGGGACGCGTCGGTGTTTTCGAATCGCGCGCAGACGCCTGTGGAAACACGCGAAATCGAGCTGACACCGCTCGTTTTGCCGGACACTCTTCGCGATGCCGTCTTGCGGTTTCCGCACACTTTGAATCTCTCGCAGTGCCGCACGTCGACGCCGAAAAAACTGAATAGTATCGCCAAAGGAGTCGACGTTCAAATCGAATCGCTGGAAACGCACGGCGGTATGGGTCGGATATACACGCTCACTGATGCCACGCGCATTCTCAAAATTGCAGATATCCGGACGAGCTGGAGCAAGTATGAGCCGGCAAATTACAAGACGCTCGAGGCCCGGGGCGTGCCGTGCGCCAATGTTTATTCAACAGCCACGCCGACAATTGGACCGACTGCATACGTCGTCATGGTGTTGGAACGACTGGAGTTTACGATGACGGCGTTCATCCGGGCAGTTGGCAGGGACCCGCACCGCTTTACTACAGGCGCGGTCGCCGCCATGCTGCGCGGCATTCTCGATACGCTGCGGGAACAGAAATTGGTGTACGGCGACTTGTCACCGGACAACATCATGTTTCGGTGCATCGGACGCGCGGATACGCAGAGTGCCACGTACGAACTCGCCCTCATCGACCCGCAATTCCTGGTCCCGCGAGACGACTTTGCGCTTGTCATGGGCGCCGCCCGGGGCGAGGCGTTTGATGTGACGTACCTCGCCCTCAAAGTGCAAGCGATCGGCATGCTGGACCCGGCAGTGCATAAATTCACAGATGCGGTATGCGCTGACGTTTTGGGACATGTTCCACCCGAAAAACATACGCGGAAATGGCTTCTCAACGAAGCTCCCGTCGCGCTTTTTATCGCGTACGATCTCCTCCGGGCAGCGCACAAGGCGTCCAAGTGACCGAGGCAAAAAATATATGGCGTCTCGCACCCTTGAAGCGACATACACGCGCTGTCTCAACGGTGACCGTCGCGCTCTTTATACATGGCTTGCAATGGCATTTTGGGTTTCTTTGCGAAAAAAGAAAACCAAAATATCAGTCGATCAAAGTGAACGACAGGTATAACAAGTAAATGTGCGCAGCCCGCATTGCGATCGACGCGACGGGATTGTCGTGAATTTCGTGCGGCGTCTCCTGCGCGACGGCAGCAAAGACGTACGCTGGCCACCGCTTTTGCCGCGCGAGGCGATGGACGGCCTTGGCGCGCAACACGACCCGTTCGGGCCGGATGACTTTTAAAAGAGTCATTGTATTCAGCTTAGATTTTTTTATTATCTCTAAATCAGCAGCTCTTCGCGCAGTCCTTCGCGAACTTCGCCGATCAGCGATGCCGCGATGTGGCGCACGAGAAGCTCGAGCTCTTCGATGTCGCGTTTCGTGTTGAGATCTGGCATGACGTTAAAAAGATCAAAAGTGAACCAGACGTGCTTGTGGTCGCTGGTGAACGCGTAATATTTCCGGACGATGGGCCCGAGATCCCCGTCGTAAATGCACGCTTTGGAAGCCGCCTTGATGATCTTCCGCGCGTCTTTCCGCGCCTGCGGAGGAAACTGCAGCGTGTCGATGGCCTTGAGAATGCCGCGGAATGCGGTGTGGAGGTACTCGAGCTTGCCGAGATCCATCGGCGTCGCGAGCTCCATTCAAGTACGGCGCGATAATTATTTTGCGATTTTTCGGTTCTGCCGTTTCGTGATGTATATCTCATTCGTCTTGCCATTGTGGTCGAAGACGCGTCCGGTCAATTCGTGGACGCGGTATATGTTGCTCGCAGTCAGGTAATACGGCGGCAAGTCGACGAGCTGAGAATTGTTGACGTCTGTAGCGCGCTTCATGTGCTTCAGGTACTTGGCGATCCTTCTGGCGTTTGCGGCCTTTTGCGTCTTGTTCAACATTACAATCATGCTCTTGGGCGTCCGGGTCGTCTTGGCAGTCTCCTTCCATTTTGCCACTTTGGACGCACGAGGCGCAAACTGTTTGTTTCTCTTCACGACCCGTTCGCCCGGCTGTAATCTGGGCATCGCGGGACGCCCGCCAGGCTTGGGACGCTTTTGGCGCGGGACGTGCGTCGGGACGCGCGTCCGTGGCGACAATGCAGGAAGTTTCTTAGACGCACGGGCGCGCTTTTCTGGCGAGTGTGACGGCGTAGAAGCGTGCGGTTGGACGTATCCGCCCTGGCGTTTTTTCGCGGCGCGTTCGGCGAGGACCGCCAGTGCTTGCCGCGCGATTTCGTGGTTTGCTTTGGCAGATTCCGTGGCGAGCACTGTGGACACGGAATTGCGAAGCATAGAGCTCGTGAACATCTGACTGTGGCCTTTTGTCGGGTTGACGAACGTTCGCGGCAACCCTCTGGCCCTGAGGAATTCGACGAGCGTCGCGCTATGACTCATACCTCAAGAGCACAAAATAACTTTTTTGACACAATAATAATAATAATTGCAAAAATGTCTCTCGAGACCGAATTTCAGCAGCTCGTGAACGCCATGAAACCTGGCATTCCAGACGATATGCTCCAGAAGCTCGTCGACTTCAAGGCGAAAATCGCCGAGCTCGAGAAGAAGTTCAAATTGTACGACGACATGATCGAGATGAGCGCGAGCCAACGCTACTGAATGCCAGCAGCCAACGCTACTGAATGCCAGCAGCCAACGCTACTGAATGCCAGCAGCCAACGCTACTGAATGCCCAGAAATTCGCGGCCGAGCTTGGATCCGACAAACATGAAACACGTGCCTGCGAGCGCGAGGACGGTATGGTGCTGGGAGACGACAAGAACCTCAAAATGCGATGCGATCGATACGAAGAATCCGATCCAGAAAAGTGCACCGTAGAAATCCATATACACTGACAACGATTTTTTATCTTGCCACGTGTAAGGATGTACAAGACGCGAATGATCGTGCAAGCAGTCGTGGCTCTTTTCGTCTTTGTCAGCGCGGCCGCGCAGCTGGGGTACTCGTCAGAGCCGCCAATGCTCTTCACCGCGTGCGCGACGGCCGCGACCGCGTGGCTCATGAACAGGACGACGTGGCTCCCATTCCTGGGGCCCACGGTCATGCCCTCCGGCATCTTTCACACCCAAAAACCCAACGATGCAAACTACAGCGCCGTCCTCCAGGCCCCCGAAAAGGCCGTGCGGTGCGTCTTCTGGGGGTCGGTCCTGGAAGCAAAGGATCCGTACGCGGCGTATGGCGGGTACGCGAACGCCGGCGTGGCCGATGTCGTCAACGGCACGGCGACGGTATCCCTGAAAAAGCCGGTCAAGTATTCGATCAACGGCAAAGTCCTCCCGGCGCACATCCACTACCGCTGGGTCGGGCCGCGCGGCATGCTCAGCGGCGTGCGGACCGCACACGTGTGACCGTCCGGGTTTCACCGGCCGGATTTGCGCGTGATCGTGCTGGAGGGGGGCGTGTCACTCGTGCACCACGCCTGCTTCTGCATCTGCCAAGTACAAGGCGCGATTGCGTGAAGAAGATGAAGAAGCGTATAAAGAGGCGAAAAAGGAGTACATGCGCGAGTACCGCACGAAGCTTTCAAAATGAATCGTAGTGTCGTTTTGAAAGCTTTTTTGATGTAATAGACGATGTTTGCAAGTACACGAACTAATTGCTGTAAGCCAAACCGCCCATGCCGCTCATGATACGAAGGACATTGTAATTAATGGCGAAAATACGGAGTGCCGAGAGCGACGTCGCGTCAGTGACCGTGGTCGTCTCGGGAGCAGTGACGTTGGCAATGTTGGACGTCACGGTGGTGTTGCCGGCCTGCGACGCGGCCTTGAACGACAGCGCGAGCACGCTCGAGTCAATACGCGACATGTTGAGCGAACCACTGGGCGCGTGCTGGCACGGCGAGAGCGCGAACGACATGAAGTAGATGCCGGCATCGGGGTTCGCCTTGTTGGCCTGGTACGGCACGATCTTGTTGTAAACTGCGCCCACACGAACGTCAGCGCGATCGTGGCCGTTGAGCATGAGCTTGGCGTTGAGGACGGGCGCGAGCGCCTCGGCCGACGCGCCCGCGTAGCCGCCGGTGAACTTGCCGTGGGTGGCCGGGTCGGCAACGACCCACGCGAGCATCTTCGTGGGGTGGTTGAAGGATAGACGGATCTGCTGGGCCTTGCTCGTAGACGCAATCGTGACGTTCTCGTCACCCGTGAACTGGATCTGCTCGATGAGGTACTCGTGCGGCTGAGCCGCGAACTTCTTGCGCTCGTCCTGGTCGAGGTAGACGTAGTCAGCCCAGAGAGTCGCGTCGAGGGCGGTCGACGCGATGCCGGGGATGTTCGTGTAATCGTCAAACTCAAAGGTGACGCGCAGCTCGTGGTACTGGAGCGCGATAAGAGGGAGGTAGTTGCCGGGCGAGCGGCAGAACCAGAAGAGCACGGGGATCATCATACGCTTGGAAGTCGTGGCAACCTCGTTGTCAACGAAATCCACCATCTTGCGGTAGGCCGCGCGGTCGGTGTGCGAGTTGCGGTAGAGGTTGTCGTAGATACGGTACCAGGTCGCGGTAAGCTTATCCAGGGTTTGGCCACCCAGCTCCACGGTGATACTCTTCACGAGCTGCTCGCCAGGGTAGAACGTCGAGCCGGGAAGGCCCGACTTCGTCATCACGGCCTCGAGCCACATATCGCCGAGGAGATCACCGTTGCGCGAGATGACAGCGGTGACCTTGGAGCCGTAACGAACCGAGCCCGAAAACGTCTGGGAAATGGGCTCGATTGCGAAGTTCGTGTGGCGCTTGAACACGACCTTGAAGTACGTGATCTGAGGGGAACCAGTAAGATCGATACGAAAAATTCATTTCGTGTAATACCCCCACTTTCGTGGTATTTATTCGCGCCTGCGGGTACGCGGAGGGTCTAGACTGTGCCTTGAGCCGATTCGTGTGTCAAAGTCATCATCGGCCGGTTCTTGTGCAGTCGTTGAAGACGTTTCGGGACCGTAGAGGCCCGCGTAGGCGATGACGGATGTGCCCTTAGAAACGCGCCTGCCGATTGCCCATTTTGCCGGCTTTTTAGCCGGGTCATCTTTGCGAGTTTTACGATACCGCGGTTGTTTCTCCGCGCCGCGAGCTGATTTCTCAAACTCGTTTCGTCCACAAAGCTTTAGGGGATTCCGGCAACGAAGAACCTTGCCACTTTTTGAGAGCGACTAGCTGCTGGCCAATGGGACGACCACGGGTCCCATTCCTGAGCGGCCAAAGTGGGTTATCCGCGACTGAATCTCAGGTCGTCACGGCACGCAACTTTTCCGTCCGTTAGTTCAGACATCCTGTGCGCCGAATGCAACCAATATATTGTCACGGGCATGCGGGTGGCCGTGTTGTGTACCCCCACTTTCGCGGTATTTGAAAGGGTTTAGACTGTGCCTTGAGCGAGCTCATTCCGTCGTAAATCACGGCTCGCCGGTTCTTGTGCAGTCGTTGAAGGCGTTCCGTAGGCGTGACGGCGTTGCCCTTAGGAGCGAATCCCTGCCGATTGCCCATTGTTCATCTTTGTGAGTTTTACGGTACCGCGGTTGTTACTCCGCGCCACGAGCTGATTTCTCAAACTCGTTTCGTCCACAAAGCTTTAGGGTGTCCCGGCATCGAAGAACCTCGCAGGGTTGAAAACCCCACTAGCTGCTGGCAAAAGACGGCGACCATGGCATCATGCCGTCTCTCGAGTGCCTAAGCGGGTTGTCCGCGATACAAAGGATTTACGTCCTTTCTCGAGCGTATCGCGGCGCGCAACTTTTCTGCTCGTTTAGCATTCAAGCTGAAGGAGGCCTCCACCCATGGTAACACTACGAGAGAAAATATTTTCGCATTCTGACGCTGCAATGCGTTGCGAAAGACGTTTACACGAGAAAATCACGCGTTGTGGCCAGACCCAGAACCAGACGCGCCGTCGGAACCGGCGATTTCCTCGAAAATTTGCCCGGCCGAAAGGTCGTCGGGCTTGGGATCGACGGGAGCAGGCTTGGGCAGAACCTCGCCCGGCAGGAGGTGCGCGTCGATGCCGTCGCGCTTGATCGCTTCCGTACGCTGGTTGAAGACTTCCTTGGCCTTGAGCTGCGACTCGCGGTACCCGCGCATCAGCTCGTTCATGTACTTTTCCTGGTACTCGACGTCGTCGACATCGTCCACGGACGGCGGGATCGGCACCCACTTGCCGACTTCCACCATGAAGATATCGACGCTTCCGTCGAATGCCTGGAGCTTGCGGACGTGCGAGGCGGCCTCCTCGCGCGTCGCAAAGCAGCCGCGGATCTTCATGCCGATCTTCTCGTTCTTCTGGCGCTGCTCGGGCCCGACAAAACTCACGAGTGCAAATCGCTGACCATTGGGCACGATCGTATCCTCATCGAGGTAATCGACCTTGGGATCGAGCGGCTCAGGAGCAGGGTTCGACATGGTTGAAGCTAATTAATTACACCTGCGCCCGCGCCTTTAAGTCACTACCGCCGGGCCTTTTTCAGCGGCGGTCTCGTCTTGGACATCATTTCCATCAGCGAGACCGTGGCCGGGTTGGGAGGCGGCCACACGGTATCGATAATATCCTGAGGAATCGTCCATGGGTCGCCGGTATAATCCGTGCACGTGACGCCGCCTTCCCGCACTGCGTCCTTTCTGCAGTAGCAACGCTGGTACGCGTGCCCTTTTTTGAGCACGACAAAGTAGACGGTATTCTTCGTGTGTTCTTTGAAGCATTTGTTGCCGCATATTCTGGAAGAGCTCCTTAAGACGACGCAAAAGTCGCCAAAGCGGTGCATGCCCGTGAACTTTTGGGCCGCGAACGGAGCCGGCAACGTCTCGTGGATCTTCTGCAGAATCTCGGTATGTTGCGCCAGGTTTTCCTGCGGCCCAGCGACGGCTCCATCGGAATGTTCGCTTTTTTCGGGCTCGGACGTCACCACGCAGCTCCGCGTCATCGTCCCGTCCGGCGCGCGGATCGACGTCCACCGCACCCACTCGCGAATCTCGCCGGCAGTCGTTGGTCGTGGGATATCTTGCAGGATATCGTCGACGCACGTGAGGACCGGGGCGTAGACGCTGGGGTTGTCGACCTTGGCGGACCACGGCATTCGCAGGCCGCTGCCGGCGTACACGCTCGCATCGACGATCTCTTTCCAGTCGACGTCGGGGCACGCGTCAATTAACTTGGAAACGAGGTGGTTGCGGAAGGCGTTGGCCGTCTGCGTCGTCACGAAGATCGAGTCCCACGTCATGTGAACGCCGATCTTTTCCGGGGGATCCTTGTCTTTTCTTAGGATGATGCTGCGGGATGTCGTGTCAAAGTAATACCCGGCCACGCTGCTCGCCGACCGCAAGGCCGCATCGATGATCGGCTGCGGCGGCGGTGGCTTGAAGTCGAAATCCACAAACAGACGGAAAATTGGCGTTTTCGATTCGACGATAAAGAGCTTTTCGCCGCGCGCGATCGCATTGGAGTATTCGTTCAAGAAGAGTGAATGCTGTTGGTCGGCGACATTGAGTCTCCCGCCGTTCAATAGCAAATGCGTGTATTCTTTGTTGGCGTTCTTTGTTGGCGACTTGGCCGTCCATTTAAACAGCCAATTCGGCGCCATGTTTTGTTTTTGGGATAACCACTGGGTTTTAAGTCTTTTTCATCTCTTGCCGAGTCGTTCAGAGGCCGGCCCGGGCGTTGGCGAGTGCGAGGCTGGCGCCCAGAGCCGCGTTGGCGGCGTGGGCACGTGACCGGTGGCCGCGGGACCGGTGGGACCGGTGGGACCGGGACCGGGACGGCGACCGCGAACGGGAACGGGAACGGGAACGACCGACCGACATGACGATGCTCGAATCGGGTGCGAAGAGCGACGTCTGGTGCCGGCCGCCGCCGCGAAGGGACGAGTGGTCGCCGTACATGTGGCCGCCGCCGCGAAGGGACGAGTGGTCGCCGTACATGTGGCCGCCGCCGCGAAGGGACGAGTGGCCAGCGTGCATCATGGAGCTCGTCGACGGCATGGACCCGATCATGGCCTGGAGGGCCGGCGTGGACATGGCCTGGATATCGGTGGTGCGGAGGCTCGAAGTGCGGTGGGAACGGTGACCACGGGCCATGGGAATGATATTACTACGATAGAAAAAAGTTTAAAGACGCTTGGATTGCGAATCCGTATATGCAAACGACCATCCCGGCGTCACATAAACTTCAGAGCGTGATATTGTACGCGTCGCAGATTGCCGCGTGCATAGGATGCAATCGCCACAAGAAACCGGCCGAGGCGTTGGAATCGATGTGGGAACGCATGGCCCCGGAATCTTACAGGGACGCGCTGCGGCGCACGGGGTCGACGACCGAAATCGACCGCGTGCAATACATCATCGACAACGACGCGTCAGTCAAGCATGTCGTAGACGAATCGACATTATCGTGCGCGCATTCGCATGATGTGGCCATGAAGTATGACCAGGCATCAAGGGTGATTTCCCGCATGGATATGGCTGTCGACGATAAGAAAGCTATTGACGCCACCGTCAAGCGGAATCTGTACACGAATTACGGGACTGCATCGGAGCACCATGCGCTCGTTAAAGTCCGTGAAACTCTGGGAATCAACGCGCGCGTCGACGATACGTTTTACAAGACGCAAATCGGCGACGTCGACGGCACGGCCCTCTGGGTCGGAGGCAAGATTGACGCTATCACAGACGACCGCCTCGTCATCGAGATCAAGAACCGTATCAGGCGCCTCTTCTACAAAGTCCCATTCTACGAAATCATTCAGCTCCAGACATACCTTCATCTTTTGGACGTTTCACGCGGTGCCATCGTCGAATGTCTCACCACCCCCAACGATTCGCAGATCAATATCGTTCCTGTCCGCCGCGACCGCGAGCTCTGGGACGAGACGATCGTGCCGAAAATGCGCGCGTTTGTCCGGGTGCTGCGGCACCTCCTGGAGGATACGGCCTTCCAGGACGCGTACCTCTTGTCTCCAAAAAAGGCCGCCATGATCCAGACGCGGCTCAACCAAAACATTTAAAGACGATTGTCCGAGGCGGTCGCCAGGTGCAATGGACCCTGGAAACAAGCGCCCCGTTGCTGAGACTCCCGAAACTATCGTTCTTGTCGTATCGCAAGGCGACCGGTGGTATTACAAGCTCGCGCGGCATGCGGACTTTACCCTGGAAATGCACGAGTGGCTCCGGACCGCCGAAGATCTCGGGTACGCGGGATGTTCTCCGCGCATAAAGGCGTTTGTCGGCGGCGACTACCTCGGCGCAACGTGCGATTTCCCGTGGTATGAGGAAGGCAGCGGGTCGCCGATGCGAGTGCTCAAGTGCGTGATCTACTGCGTCCGCGTGTAAGTTACATGTCGTCCTGAGAAGACAAATCAGAGTTTGAATTCTCGTCGCTGGGATTGGCCGTATCGATCTCGATGTCGAAATTGCCGCCGACGCCCGTAATCAACATTCGTATCGGTCGTCAGCAGGCCGAAAGGGGACTGTACACCCACAAAACCCCCAACACACATAACTCTCTCACCAGATAAGATATAGTTTTTAACAAGTCATCATGCTTACGACCGGCGTGCTTGGGGCACGTCAGAGGATCGACGTGCCCAAAGTTCGTGAGATCACCCGCAAGATGCGTGAGATCCGCGAGGCGTATGATGCTGCCGTGCCGCTTCCCCCAACGCTCGACATCTGCGAGTGGATCGACGAGCGCCTGACCGAGCGCTTTGGCGCGGACGCCCCGTTGCCCGTGGAATTAGAGTTGCGGGAGGGCGAAATCACGATGACCCTCGAGCACGCCGATCTCTCGCCCGGCGTCACGATGCGCACTACGATCTCTTCCTTGCAGCAGCAAAAGTCGCTCGTCATAGTCTCGACGATTGACGGCGCCGGATCCCGCATCATGTGCCCCTGCTAATCTGACTTTGCCAGCTGGCCGCCCAGCCTGGTCTGAATTGTAATTGGCAAATAATAAAAAAACAATGGAAGCTTGGGAATCGTTAGTCGAGACGCGCTTTTTCACCGAGTGCCAGAGTCACCCGGGCATTCTTATGAGAACGTTCTGCATCAAGGAACGCGTCGCCTTTTGCAAATCGTGCTTTCCAAGCCGCAAAGGCATGAGCGTGTACCGGAATATGTACCAGGACGTCGTTCGAGTTCAAACCCACACGTCGAAGAACCAGTGCAGCTTTCACGGCATCAGGCTCTTCATCAGCAACGGCAACCGCGTGATTTTCCTTCGGCCGTTCAAAGCAATCCGAGACTACCCTCCGGGCACCAAGACGTGCGCCTGCAAGCGGAGCGTCGACCACATGTCGACGTATTGCAGCGTGGCGTGCATGATAGGGAGCCTCTCGAAGCGAATTCGCGCTCGCAAGACGACGCCGACGCAAAGCCCTGCGATGTAAAAATAAAATCTCAGATCGTACTAGAATGACATCTCAGATTTTACTCGTGCAGAATTGGAGGCAAGATATTGTCGTGAACCCTGTAGAATTCGTTGTATTATGTTTCGCGCTCAGTGTGCCAGCCCTGTACATTTCGAAATTCATCGAGCGGACTGTGGGAGAACGGAATATCTTCGTACGGATCCTGGTGAATGCGCTGGTACTTTCAGCGATCTTCATGCTCTTGCCTGCGGATATCGTTTCACGCCTTTTGTCGACGTTGCCCGGCGCCCTCGCGTGCGCCCTCTTCTTCAACACGCAGCGGTGGACTTGATTAGCGCGGAAATTATTTGAGCCTCGGGAGCAGAACAAAAAGGCAAAATGACTAGTGTCAATTTCCACAATGAATCGTACATGCTCCGGCAGATCACGGGTCCGCTTGCCGAGGGCGGCTTGAACTATTACTACGAATCGAGAAACCCGGTCGGACCCGTCGAGTCTGGCCTCAAGATGCAGTTTGCAGGCGTGTACATGAGCGTCCAGACGACGCCTGGCACGCTCTACTTTGCCGAGACGATGATTGTCGGCGGCGTCATCTGGCCCGAGCTGGACGACATGTACCGCCAGAACGTGCGCCAGTGGAACACGCCTGAGGAGGTCGTCGACCACCTCTACCAGGTCTTTGTCAGCACCTTGACGATCCCATCCGAGTACAGGGCGCGCCCAGGGTTTGGTAAAAAACTTTAATCTGGGATCGTGTCATGTACACGAAGATCGCGTGTCAACAAAAAGCCCCCAAGGGCGACAAGATCGCGCCGCGTTACTGTTTCCGCGCCCGGTGCATCGTGCTTGGCCGCACAGGCAACGTTTTGGGCGCGTTTGTCGCGTACGACAAGACACCTGCGGTCGGCGCTTCCGTGATGCAAGAATGCGAAAATATGATTGTAAATTTCCCGGAAGGCTCGAGGTACGACAAGGACATTGAGCTCGTTTTGATGACCGAGTGCCCTGTCGAATGCGACGAATCTGTCACGTACGAATCTTACACGGCAGATTGAATCACGGTCGTCGTATTGCCGGCAAAGCGGTCGACGGCAATGACGTAGCCGTCCCGCACCCACTCGCGCGCCGTGCCGCGCTCGCACAGCGACTCCCGGATTTTCCTCAAGGTATCCTGGTGATTGCGGATCGCAGTGCGCGTCACCCAGACTTCGTACGCGACATCAGAAAACGTGACGAGATACTCGGCTTCGACGACGTAGACATCGCACGGCGCAAAGATATCAGTCAAGCTGGCCACGAGATCGTTCGATACGTCAGCCTTGACGGATGGCCTATTGTAATCAAAACAATGCATTTTTTCACATTAGTTCTGGCAGGGTCAAAAAGCCTCGGGCCTTTGGTCCTTTGGTCAACGGACTACCTGTGCCTCGGCGGGAAGTCCGTTCCATGTGGACCAGACTTCGACGTTGTCTCCAAAAGAGCCGTCCCTCGCCGAGCTCCATCTGCCTGGCCCGTAGAGCGCGTGGTTGTTGGGATGAAACCAAATCACCGTGGTTTCTCCGTCAACCGGCTCGTCAACCGGGACGAACGCGTTGTGTCGCAGGCTCGGACAGGCGTCTCGCAAGTGCTCGGGCTCCAGGATGTCCGGCCCGATCGGGACGTGCCGCAGCTCCTGAATCGTGCACGCTCCATCTGCTGTCATCGACACCGGCCGCGCAAACCTGACTGGATAATGAGGGAGGCCGCGTGCGAGGATATATAAATACCCCGGAATACCCGCGTGGACGAGGCGGCGATCGTTTTCTCCGAAGATGAGGATACCAGGCAACGACTGCTGGGCGTGCGCGACAATCAGGTCGATCGCGAGATCCGGAAGGTATCGCATCTTGGGGACGTCGCGGATGACCTCGTCGAGGACTGCCGGGCGCAGAAACACCATCGGCACGGACGTCGGGTCGAATTCTTTGCCAACGTCCATTTTCGCCGTGCACGTTGCGGGGAGACGAGGGAGGCGCTCGAGCAATTCAGCAAGCAGTGCCGGTTCCATCATGGCATAGGTCGTGAATTGGTCGCGCCGACGGATTTCCAAAGGGTCCAGCGGACCGTCGAGGGCCCGCCGCATCCCTTCGACGGCGTCCCGAAGCAGGCCGATGGGCATGTGCGCGTACTCGGCCGCATCGATATCAACGAGCAAACGAAAGCAGCTGCCGTCGAGATCGCATGACTGCGGGTCTATCGTCATGCGATGGGTCTCCATGACGATATTAGCGGAACTTCTAATTCTGAAATGCTTTTTTTTATAGTTATAGTAGCCTATGCACCAGCAGTATTGAGGTCCCCGCGACGAAAACGAACTTAATTGAAAATAGTGCCCCTGGTCCGTCACGTTTTTCGTCTGTAACGCCAGCCCACGATTACAATGGGTATTGTGAGGTCTTACGAGCTACTGAGCCAGCGCGTCAATTGCTGCGAGCGAGACGCCAAATTCCGCGGCCATCTGGCGTCGAGTTCAACATGTTCTCCAGGTACTCCACCGACGGGAATATGGGCAGCCCAGCAGCAACGAACGCATCGCGGACCTTGAGGAGATCGGTCATAAGAACCCCCCCGGTGTTTCCGCGCGACTCAATTTCGAGTTCCTTGCGCGGAAACTCAAAGTCGCTCATATAATAGGGGTTGTCCATGTCGTCGACCCCGTTCCCGTCGATCACGGTAATCTTGAAACGACCGTTCATCACAAAGCACGGGCCCGTCGAGAGCTCTGAGGTGTCTGAGACAAACACGGGAACGATAATCTTGATGTCGTCGACGAGGATAAAGTGGAGCAGCAGGGGCACCACACCGCGCATCTCGACGTCCGAGACGTCCGAGACGTCCGAGACGCCGACGAGGTCGTTGGCGCCAAAGTAGATGTCCATGTTCGTCTTGAGCCACGGGTACACGTTCTGGTGACCGGGAATGCTCGGGTCGTGCCAGCTGCCGACAGTGCGAATACCCTCGCGGATTCGTAAGAGAGCCATGACGATTTTAGCGGAACTTCAATTCCGCTAAGTCTTTTGGTACTTCTTGGGTTGGAATAGCCTTGCACTGGGGCTAGCATGCGGTGCACTTGGAGTCCCCGCGACGAAAACGAACTTATTCAAACGTGACGATGCCTGTTCCAGAATAGTGGCCCTCGTGCGTGACGTCTTCCTTTGTCTGCGTGACACCGGCCCACCACGCCTTCATCGGTTCGTTGAGGTGGATATCGTCGCATACTACCACGCCGCGGTACCCGTGCTCCACGAGCCCTTTGAAAAAGGCAAGCTCTTGAATTCCGTCATGCGGATCGACGTCTAGCACGATCAGATCTGTCTCGTGCACGAAGTCCGGGATGGCCTTGATCCCATCCTGGAGCCTGAACGATATGTTTGGCACGTCTCGAATGAGAGCGTCGCGTGGGATATGGTTGGTGATATCGTACGTCCAGACGTCGACGGCCGGATTCGACGAGAGCGCCAGCGCGCTGCTTCCGTACAACGTCCCTACATCGACAACCACCCCTTTTTTGCCCACCACGAGCTTTTCCAGGAGACGATAATGCTCTACGCCCTGCTCTTTTAGAAAGTAGCTCTGATAGTCTGGTCGGAAATCGAGCAGCCTGGCCCGAGAGTCCATAAAAATAAATACAATGGCCTCTTTAACTTCTTTAGACAACAGCTCGTTATCCCACATCGCGAGCTTTCTCCATCAGCACGATGCGATTGCGCTGCATGCAAGCTCCAAATCCTTTCGTGACGTGTACCCGACGCACATCACGAAAGTATTTGCTTTGGACGCGACCATCGACGACTACGTCAACTTTTGCCGGTGGGTCGCCAGGCGCCCCGCGATCGACACGCTCGAGGTCTGCGTCGACATCAACAAATGGAAAGCCGTCATTCCTTTCAACCTCCACGAGTCGTCGTTCGAGCACGTGACGGTCTGCCCCAATTGGCTGTGGGACAATCGTGAAGTGCCCCGGTTCCCTGCGTGCCGCACCAGCACGTCTGGATTCCTAGATCGTAACATCCGAATGACATCGGATCGCTCTGACACGATATTATATTTGTGCCCGTTGAATGATCCCGATCGTCCGTGGAACGATCAAGTTATTCCCAGCATGCCGTACTTTGCCTCGGAGATATTTGGGACGATCCGGCTACCGGATGGGACCAGAGCCCTTTCGAATACTTTGAACACGATTTCCTGCAATGGGACGCTTCATGATTTGGACCGCGTCCCCCGTGACATAACGAACTTCATTATGTCGAATGCCACGATTGACCAGCGCATGCTCGTCGACATGGCAAAAATGGACGTGTTCAAGCTGTCGATCAAGGAATGCCGTATCAAAGATTCAACGATTGAACCCTGCATTTTCCGCGCATTAGATTTGAGAATCTCCCTCAATGTCCTGCGATTGATTAAAGACACGGCGATGGATACGTTTATTGAAATCGAGTGTCCCGGCGCGATTCCGTCTGACGTAGAGTACCCGGTGCTGGATAAGGTCGGTACCGTGCGCATCACCGGCCGGTGCCAGAGCCTCGAAGCTGTCGGGGCGCTCGTCGCGCGCTCGTTCCCGAACGCGACTCCCCAGTTTCATTTCACAGTTACACCGGTGTAATATTCAAATAGTGTACACGGTCGCGACGAGATTGGTCTCCGTGAGGAACTTGCGACGAATTCCCGGGACGAGACCGCGCGCCATGCCGGCACAGATCGCCTCCTTGTGCTCCGGCGCGCCCTTGTACCACCCGTGGCCCGTCGACATGATCATTAACTGGTGCCCGAAGATCTCGACGTGCACCATCTTGATCTCGTTGTCAGCCACGATAACGCAGGCGTCGACGTCGGCAATCGTGTAATCGTGCTTGGTCGGGATTGGCTTTTCGTACAAGTACGCCTGCAGACACTTTTCGTCTGCTGCAGCCAGGGCCTCGCACACGATCTGCGCCACGTGGTGCGTGAAGAGCGCACGAATGACAGTTTGTGTATCCATATTGGTTTTTGGTGTAATTACAAAAAAAGTGGCCCTGCTACAAGGGCTCACAGGGCCTTGAGGCGAGAGCATATCGTCTTGTGGTTTTCCCAGCCGCCCTGTTGGCACGCAGAGCTGCAGTAACGAGTCCGCATGCACCCCGAGCAGAACGAGCCTGCCGGGAGCGGTCCCGCGCACGACGCACACTTCCCGTGGCCGTATGTGATAAGAGCATCGCAGAGCTGCTCGTCGACCTCGTGCATCTTGATGACGGAGTTGACCGTGAGCAGGTCCTTCATCCATGCGTCCCCGTCAGCGTACCACGAAGCAAAGGGCCGAAAGAACTGCGCGTTCTTGCGGAACACGAGCCAGAACTCCGTGTTGGTGGAGCGGTCGCGGAACATGCACACGGTGCACAGCCGGGGGTTGATGATGTCAGAGTTCGCGGGCCCAAACGCGTGCGTGATCCTGCGGCAGGCGTCGGCCGGGAGATCGGTGCGGACGAGGATGTCGCACGACGCGTTCACGGAAAGCATGCGCTCAGAAGCGGGAACGAGAGCCATCTGGCACCCGGAGTGGTACACGTCCTCCAGGATGGAGGCCATGGACGTGCTGATCGTCGACCGGGTGACGATTAGATCGTCCGACATAGGGCCAGTGTGCGGGTACATGATGTTCGTGAACTCGTGGACGAATCGGACATCAGGCAGGAACAGAAGGTGCAAGTCGTTCGTCATTGCCGGGTTTGTCACGATCGAGTACAGGCATCCAGGCGAAGACACTCGCGAAGACATTTTTTAGTGTAATTTGAATTTGCTTCCTGTGTGTTTGTTTGTTACCAAGAATCGAGGTCAATTCGGGTGTTGCTGACCATGTGTCGAAAACACCCACTTATGGGTCCTATTCGGATTTTTTCGACACGGTATCGATATCTTAGCGGAACAACCTGGACAGTTGGATGATCAGACGTTTGGGTAGAAAGCGTGCTGCTGAGCCAAACGAAGACCCCGGCGCGACGAAAACGAACGGACATGGTAAGGTAAGGCTCGTATATTACAATTCGCCCCCGGGGGGTTGATGATGCCTTGAGCCTGCCGGAGCGGTCCCGCGCACGTACTGGTGTCCTACTCGGCGTCGGCCCACGAGGGAATCGCGGGCGCGCTCCACATGACCTTTTCAATGTACGGCGATTTGACCGTGAGCACGATCGGCGCCGCCTTGCGCTCCTTGAGCGCCTGCATGCGCCGCTGCGCTTTCGTGAGCTTTGGCGTCGTCGGCTCATTCATCAGGTCGGCCGCGATGGCGTTCGTGTGCTCGGCCGCGATCAAGTTGACGCACACGTCCGCCATGGCCGCCACGTAGTCGTTGGACGTGAACAAACGCGAGTGGCCGATCTTCCGGGACATGCGGTACAGCCACGTGCCCTCAGAGGCCTCGTCCAGCGCCGCGGCGAGGATGTGGCCGGGAATGTCGACGTCGCCGCGCGCCACCTCGATGAGCGGCAGCACGGTCGCGGTGAACGCCTTGCCGGACGAGATGCCGTAGACGAACGGCAGGGCGTGGACCGCGATCTGGCAGCGGTGGTCGACGTCCAACCCGTCCCAGAAATCGATGAGGCCCGACGCGCAGATGACCGACCGTTCCACGATCTTCTTGACGTTGGAGTGCGACGCCTCGCAGCGCGCGGCGTTGACCTCGGACGCGAAGATCTGGCTGCATGTGGGGCACGAGTGGCTGAGGAGGCGCTGGTACGCGGCGTACACGGAAATCGTCGACGACACGGCGTAGGGCGTGCCAGTGCCCGTAAAGTTGGACACGATCCTCTTCTTGTTGCTGATGACGTCGGCGAGGTACGTCTTCGTCCAGAAGATGTTGATCTCGTTGATCGCGATGCCAAAGCCCGTCTTGCGCTCGACGAGGTGAACGGCAATCGGCTCGGTGTCGTCAGAGTGGAGGTACAGCGCCACGGCGTAAATCGCAACCAGCCGGCATTCGCGCTGCATTTTTGCGTCCTTTGGCATGACGCCAGTGGCGAGGCACAGCACGATCTGCTCAATATCTTTCATATTTTCTTTTTTTCTGCTAATAATGTATGTGGATCAAGGTGGCGCTGTGCCTGGTCATGCTCCTTTTCTGGGTCGATTACATGACCATCAAAGAGGAACGCGTGTGCCGCGCGCCCGTCGAGCACGAAGACTTCTTGACGCCAGACGAATGCCGGGCCGTCATCAAAGCCGCCCTGGCCGCCGGAATGGAACGAAGCGAAGTCGTAGGCAAGGACGGAGACGCAGTATCTGACGTCCGTACGAGCTCGCAGGTCTTTTTGGACCACACGATCCCGGCAGTGCAGCCTATCCTAAAAAAAGCCGAGGCGCTTTTGGGGACGTCACGCGCGAATTTCGAGCACGTTCAGGTCGTCAAGTATGGCCCCACCCAACAGTACGAACCTCATTACGATTCCGACGAAGAAACGCCTCCTGAACAACTCCGGCGCGATACGCTCTTGATGTACCTTAATACGTGCAAGGCCGGGGGTCACACGGTCTTCCCGAAGATCAACAAAAAGGTCGCGAGCCAGCGAGGCAAGGCCGTCCACTGGAAGAACGTCGATTCGCAGGGCCGCGTTCTGCCGTGCGCGTTCCACGGCGGATCCCCGGTAATATCCGGCTCCAAGTGGATCTGCACGGTGTGGCGAGGGCTTTAAAAAAATCCCGGCAAGTGCTAATGGTAATGTATATCGACCCGTTCAGATATGCACGAACGGTATCCAATGTGAAACGCATTTACCGGGAAGAGGCGTCTCGTCTCCATCCCGACAGGCACCCCAAAGCCTCGAATTCGCAGAAAAAGGTGTACACGCGTCGTTTCCAGGAGATGGCGCTGTCATATGACGAGGCCATGCAGCGCGTCTCGAATCCCGCATACCGCGCATCAGAAGAACTTCGTCGTCGCGAAGAAGAGCACGATCGCGAACACGAGCGCCGGGAACGCAACCGCATGCGCCAGGCCAAGGAACGCAAGGCCGCCGAGGCCGCGCGCGCCGCTGAGGCCGCCGAAGCCGCGCGCGCCGCCGCAGCCCGGGCCGAGGAGGCCGCGCGCGAGGCGTACAAGAAGACGCCGGAGTATGCGGCACAGCAGGCGGCCAAGCGCGAGGCGACGACAAAGCTCTTTATGGCACGGCACCGGGAAGTTGCCGGCGCCAAGCGCGTTTCGGTGATGATCGACCCGAATCTGTCTACGAAACGCGCCAAGCCCGGGCACGGTCCCAAGTCGGCGCCGCGGCACACGCGAAAGCTCCGGTAACAGAGGCTGTAAAATAAAAATATCGGCAAATGTAATGGCGAGCGGTGTCGACCCGTTCAAACACGCACAAACTGCATCTGATGTGAAACGCATTTACCGGGAAGAGGCATCTCGTCTCCACCCCAACAGGCACCCCAAAGCATCGAATTCGCAGAAAAAGGTGCACACGCACCGCTTCCAGGAGATGGCGCTGTCGTATGAAGAGGCAATGCAGCGCATTTCGGATCCGTCGTACCGCGCATCCGAGGAACTCCATCGTCGCGAAGAAGAGCACGAACACGAGCGCCGGGAACGCAACCGCATGCGCCAGGCCAAGGAACGCGAGGCCGCGCGACGGCGCCAAGAAGAACGTGCTCGCCGATTGGAGCGCGAGAATCCCGATCTGAGAGCTATGCTTAATGCGGCGCGGCGCACCTCTCTGCCGACTTGATGCACTACACACCGGACAATTTGGGCGTCGGTAATCACAGAGTTGAAACTGCCAGTTGAGAGTAATCCAGACCAGTCCCGAAATCCCGCGAGACGCATTCCAATGCCTTGCGCGAGAATCTCGAGTAGCCATCGCCCAGCAGCACGTCTTCGGTCCGTGGATCGTCTAGAACAACGTTCTTCAGGTCTTTCACCAATAAGATATCGGCGTCGATACTCCAGACGTAATCGGTATTCGCATGGTCGACGACGCGGTGCAGCACGAGGATCTGGCACTCGGCAGCGTATGCGCGCGCCTTGTACGTCAGGACACGTGCCCCGGCCTTGCGCTGCAGCTGATCTGGAATGGAATCGGTCGTTTCATCCCACACGATCCAAGGCCTCGCGCCGCCAGCCGTCAAAAGATCGAACAGCAGCGCGATCGTGACAGGGTCAGACCCCGTGACCGTGACGTTGTCCATCGTGTCGCGCGTGCAAACTAGTGTCCTGGCGCCCTTTAAAGGTGCTCACCCCAATGCCCGGGAAGAAAGCGCGAAAAAAAAATCGACGAACCCATAATAGGGCGTTTTCGACACTTGGCCGATACCGCGTAAATAGAGCCGAATTCGCGGGGACAAGACACTCGCAATACGCACAACAATTGAACTGATAATATAATACAGTCCGTCACTGGAATACGTGACGAACTGTACTGCACCCCGTCGAACTGTACTGCGCGTCATACGTTCCGCTAACTTCCCGCATTCCTTTTCGTCTTTGTCGTCTCGAGGCCAAGA